AGATTGACCCTAAAAAACTAATCATTGAGCCACGAGATGAATTCTATACGGAGAATTTAATTGACTTAACAGAGTACTTAGATGTCTCACAAGAGTTAGAAATAAAGCCGATGGGTTTACTTGACTTCAGAGTATTTGAAATGTCTTACAAGTCAGATTCAGACGAGTTCAATAAACGCTACGAGGATGTTTTTAGAGAACCTTTTAGTACTTTAAAATTCAATGTTAACAACGATTTTGTAAGAGATTCTAAGACAGTTGAGCTTGGTTTTTCTGCAAGTCCTTTGGCTGACTCAACGGCAAATGATAGAGTGCTAACTAAGATAAGACCGCAAGACCCTTCAACAGGTTCAAGCCAATTACCAGTCTATAATATTAGACTTTTGCAGTACGGAGGTTTAGTGAATACTTCAACAGGCTGGAACTTGTGGCAAACAGCAGCAACTGGATTTGTAAGGTATGAAGAGTTCCCTTATGCGGGTATGTTAGATAGTGTTACAGCTCCGACTTTCTCACTTGAATGCTCAACAGCGAGAGCTTATCAGTATGGAAGTAGACCTGCAATTACTACGGCAAACCTTTATAACTCTTATTGGCTTAAAACCATTTCAGAAATTACTGACAAAGATTCTAAACTTGTAACCGGTTACTTTCATCTTTCCCCTAATCAATTGGCAAATTTATCATTTAGAGATTACTACCGAATTGACCAGCAGTATTACAGGCTGCACAACGTAGAGTACGATATGAACTCGGACGAACCTGTTAAGATTGAATTCCTTAAATTGAAGTTAGCTCCATCATTCATAAGCGAATCTACAACAACCAACGGAGGCTATGCAACATTTGAACCTGAGCAGCCGAATCTACCTGAAATACTTTTGCCTGATTTATTTAAGGATGAGAACAATCCTTTTTTAAGTGACAGAAGTAAGAACTACACAGATATTAGATACACTAACGATGGCTATGTATTTATAGATTTCACTCAAACGATTTGGCTTTTGGATGGTAACAGCAGAGTCTACTTACCTGATGCTAATTTGCCTAAGTTAAAAACTGGCTATCCTTTAATTATTACTCACAATCAAAATAGAGCGGATGTAGACATCTATCCAATTTCAGGGCAGTTAATCGGAGGCGAGGCAAGTTTTAAACTTAAGACAAAGCATACAGCTTGGTTTGTTCCTTATTCAGGAAATTGGACAGTAATTTTTAATAACAACACAAATGTATGATAAATAAATTTAAAGAATTAATTGAACGAACGGAATTTGAAGAGCTTGTTAAATTAATGGATTTAGCAGATTCAAGTATATTAAGTATAATCATTAACACAGAAAACGAGGTACTGAATGGCGCAGAATAATGTCAAAATAAAAACAGAAGTTGATACTGGTGATTCGGTAGAGCAAATAGATGAGTTAAGTAATGCCACGGAAAACTTAAACGAGAATCTAAAAGATACAGAGAAGACTACCAAGAAAACTGGAAAGGCAGTAAAAGAAACAAAGAAAGATTTCGCTGATTTGCCTGGACCAATCGGAGGAGTAGTTAACGCATTAGGGGATGCAGTGAAAGGTATGTGGGCTTTAGTGACCAATCCAATCGGTGCAGTATTAGCAGCAATTGCTGGAACTTTACTTTTATTATTTAAAGCATTCACATCTACAAATGATGGCGCAGACAGATTTGACCAAGCAATGGCTGGGTTAAAGACTGGTTTAGATGTAGTAATGAATTCATTGGCTAAGGTAGCTGAGTTATTGATTGGTATGTTTGAAAATCCAAAACAAGCACTAACTGATTTTGCTAATTTAATCCAAGAAAATATTACTAATCGTTTTGAAGGATTGTTAGAATTAGTACCAGCTTTAGGAGAAGCTATTAGTTTACTTTTTAGTGGCGATTTTGAAGAGGCTGGTCAAGTAGCAGCAGATGCTGTTGGCAAAGTTACATTAGGAGTTGAAGGTATTACTGAGAAAGTAGGTAATGCAATCAATGAAGTTAAGAAAGTAGCAGCAGAAGCGACAGCAGCAGCAAAAGAATCTGCAAGGATAGAAGCTATTTTACAAGGAGTTGAAGATGCTGAAAGAGGATTACGAATAGAAAGAAGCAAACAAGCTAAACAAACGGCAGCAGCGAGATTAATGATGGAGGATGAGAATGCTACTTTTGATGAAAGGATTAAAGCACTCCAAGAAGTCGCAGCAAGTGAAGAAAGTTTAGCAGCAAAAGAATTAGTAATAGCTAAACAGAAAGCTAACGCAATAGCTCAAAGAAATAAATTAACAAAAGCAAATGATGAGGCATTAGCACAAGAGGCAGAAGCTATCGCACGAGTTAACGAGTTAGAGGCTGAGTCAATAATGCGTAGGCGAAAAGTAGTTAAGTCTATTGAGTCTTTAAATAAAGAAAAAGTAGCATCTGAATTAGCTGCTCAAAAAGAAATAGATGACGCAAAAAAGGCAGAGCAAGAAAGAATAACAAAAGAATTTGAAGATAGTAATAAAGCAACTGAAGACTACTACAAAAAGCAGCAAACACTACTCTACGAAAATAATTTAACTCAAGACCAAATTAGAAAAGAACAACAGAGTTTAGAGTTACAAGAGCTTGAGCAGAAACTTCAAACAGCTAAAGACTACGGACAATCTACAACAGCATTAGAGGCTGAGATTGCCAAGAAAAAATACGACATTAATAAAGAGAATGCTGAAGCTCAAAAGAAGTTAGATGACCAAGTAGCAGCAAATAGAGTAGCAGCACTTCAAACATATTCAAGTTCACTAAAAACTTTCTCAGGTATACTTGGTGAAAGCACAGCAGAAGGTAAAGCCTTAGCAGTAGCAGCAGCAACAATTGATACTTACTTAGCAGCTCAATCAGCATACACAGCAGCAGCCAAAATTGACCCAGTATTCTTAGCTCCATTAAGCGCAGCAGCAGCGATAGCAGCTGGTATAGCAAATGTCAATAAGATACTATCAGTTCAAGTGCCAGGTGGAGGAGGTGGAGGTAGTGCAAGTATATCAGCTCCTCCGATGACAAGACCAGCAAGTTCTTTTACAAGAATAGATAACACTAATCCAATTGATGTAAACAATACTGGTGCGACTAAAGTCTATGTGACCGAAACCGACATAACAAACACACAAAAGAAAGTTGATTCTATTAAAGCTAAGGCTGTCATAGGTTAAAACTTTAACTAAAAAAAATATCTAAATATATGGCTAAACTTCCTTTATACGAGCTGCTCATCAACGAGGACGAAGAGACTGGGGTAGATTTTATTTCTTTAGTCTCATCCCCTGCGATTGAGTATGACTGGGTAGCATTTTCAGCTCAAAAAATCTCAATTGATTACGATGATACACTAAGCACTAAACGAGGGCAAGAGTTAGCGAGTAGATTAATAGCTCAAGGAGTTGACTTATATGTTATTTCAGCGAGGAACGATAAAGAGGGTATGTTAGAACTTACGAATAAGTTAGGCATTGACTTAAATAAAGTTTTCGCTACTGGGTCAAACAAGGCGAAAGTTGAGAAGGTAAACGAGTTAGGAATTACTAAGCACTACGATAATAACTCAGATGTAGTTAAGGCTTTAGGTACTATCGGTGAGCAGTTTGTAGTAGAACCAAAATCAGGTGAGAATAAAGACGAATTTATAAGCAGATGTATAGCTGTTGAGATAGGAGATGGTATGGAGGCCGAACAAGCAGCAGCAGTATGCTATACTAAATGGGATAAAAAAAGTTTTAGTTTTAAAACTACCGACAAACAAATAATCTCAGGAGCCGCTATGATTCCAGATAAACCTATTTATAGAAGGGGAAAAAATGGCGAGGAGTACAATGTAGTTTTCTCAAAAGAGACCATTCAAAAAATAGTAGAGCGATACTTTAAAAATCAGTACGGAACTAACTTTAATCTTCAGCATAAAAAGAATATGTTAGCCGATGGGGTGTACTTAATCGAGTCTTTTATTATTGATTCAGAAAGAGGGATAAAAACACCTGAAGGCTTTGACGAGTTACCCGATGGCTCTTGGTTTATTTCGTGTAAGGTAGACAATGAGGAAATTTGGAACGATTATATTAAGAGTGGAAAGTTTAAAGGATTCTCAGTAGAGGGATTGTTCACTGATCGCAGAGTAGAGATGGTTAGCAACGTTCAAGAAGCTATCGACTTAATAGATAAATTACAATTAAATAAAACAAATATACAAATAATATGAGCGATGTAAAAGTGCTTTTAAGCAAATTGAAGGAGATATTCACAGAAGAAGCTCCTATGTCTTTTGAGGAGGCAAAGTTAGCCGATGGAATTACTATTGTTAAATGGGAAGGACCATTGGCAGAAGGTACCAGCGTAATGGTAGTAAGTGAATCAGGAGAAGTTCCTGCACCCGATGGCGAACACGAGCTTCAAGACGGCAGAAAAATTACAGTTGAGAACGGAAAAGTAACTGCTTTAGAAGTTCCTGAAGTAAAACCAACAGAGGAAGAGCCAGGAGTAGAGATTGAAATAGAGGCAGAACAAAAAATGGCTGAAGATTATTTGCCAATGATTGAGGCAATGGGTGCTAAGATTATGAAAATGGAAGAAATGTTAGCAGCACTTGAGGCTAAAATAGCTGAAAAGATGGGCGCAACTGAAGAGAAAATGAATACTCAAAAAGATGCTTTCTCTAAATTAGTTGAAATCGTAGAAAAGTTAGCAGATGCACCTTCTGAAGTAGTTGAGGCTAAACCTTTCAATGTAAATTTTCAAGCTGAGAAAGACAACCAGTATAATAAACTAAACGAAATTTTAAACTTTTTAAATAAATAAAAAAATGGCATTTAATGTAACATCTTTAGCCGCTTATACAAAGGCTAACGAAAGAGAGTTATTGACTAAGTCTTTATTCTCTGCAAAATCAATCAGCTTGGCAACTAAGATGCCTGGCGTAAAATCAGCAAGTCAAGTAAACGTAATGGATACTGACGCTGTATTTCAATCGGGTACTTCTTGCGGTTTCTCAGCTTCAGGAACTACAACTTTCACAAACAGAAGTTTGACAGTTGCACCTATCAGAGTACACGAGTCTTTGTGTCCTAAAACTTTGGAGACTACTTACCTTCAATTAGTATTGCCTTCAGGTTCTAATCCTAAGAGCATTCCATTTGAGCAACAATTCACAGACTTAAAAGCTGGTTTAATTGCACAAAATTTGGAAAGAGCTTTCTGGCAAGGTGACACTGGAAGCGGTGACAATGCTTTAGCTCGTTTTGATGGTTTAATTAAAATCATTACTGCTGTTTCAGGTAGTGCAATCGCTGCTAACTCTTCAGCATTTATGGCTGGTGCGCCTTACTCTGCTACTGGTGGAATTACTGTATCAAATGTAATCGCAATCATTCAAGGTGTATTCAGAGCTATTCCTGCTGCATTGGTAGACAAAGCTGATACAACTGTATTTGTAGGTATTGACACTTTCAGAACTTACCAATTAGCTTTAACTAACGCAAATCTTTTCCATTACAACACAGACGCTTCAAGCAGTAACTTTGAAATCACTATTCCAGGTACTAACATTAAAGTAGTTGGTGTAAATGGTTTGAACGGAACTAACAGAATATACGCTATGAGAACTTCAAATATGTTCTTTGGTTGTGACGTGTTAGGAGAGGAAAGCAAGTTCGAGTTATTCTACGCTCAAGAGGCTATGGAAGTTCGCTACATTGCTGAATTCAAAGCAGGTGTACAAATCGCATTCCCAGCTGAAATCGTTTATTTCGTAGGAGCTTAAATAATAATCAAAGAAGGGGATTCGGTTTGAATGTTCAAGCCTTATCCCCTTTTTTATAAACAATAAAAGGAGAAAAAATTATGCCGTGTGCAGTAACAGCAGGATATACACTCGATTGCAAGGATGCAGTCGGTGGATTAAAAAATATCTATTTCGCAAATGGTTTACCTTCAGCAGCTACTATAACAAGTACAACTGCTTCAGGTATTTCTAACGTGAGTGGAGTTAGTTTCTACAAGTACGAGTTAATGCCACAAGCAGCAGATTCGTTTACTGAAGAAATCACTTCAGCCCCAGCAAATGGAACAGTATTTTACACTCAAACAGTAGTAACAAACTTTGCTAAGATGACCCAAGCCGATAGGAATAAGTGGTATACCTTAGCTCAAGCTCGTTTGTTGACTATCATTGAGAAAAAAGATGGTACCTTTTGGTTATTAGGTCAAGTAAATGGCTTAGAAGTAAGTGCAGGTTCGCATACTTCAGGTGCCGCAATGGGAGATTTCAACGGAGTTCAACTTACCTTAACTGGTATGGAGGCAGCACCAGCGCAAATCTTAACCTCAACTTCAGCGTTTACCAAAATATAGGCTTCAAGATAGGGTTGTTTCATAGTTAGATTAGGTAGCTCACAAGGCTACCTTTTCTATTTTATAACTTTTTGTATTTTTTCTATATACATATATGGTCAATTTAACCTATGGCGAGAACGAATTGTTGTTAACTGGTACAGAAAATATAACTGACCCAAACCTTACTATTTTAAATACGGCTTGGTTTGGT